CATCTACCATGACGCGGCGCGGCCCCACACTCCACGCACTGCATACGCCTCGATTTTCGTGTCATCAACCTAACTACCGCTAATCGCTACCTTTTCCCATCAGGTTCGGCAACCGAAGGAGTTTATCCACCATGGCTTCACGTCCAAAATCCAAGAAGAAGCCCGCCCCAAAGTCAGCCAAAAAGGCTGACAAAGCCCCCGGCATCGACAAAAAGACCCTGACGGCGCTGGCCGCAGTCTATGACCAGACCTCCCGGCGCTCGGCCGAGGCGTCCGGCGCACTCGGGAACGCCATCCAGGCAGCCGAGAAAAAGGGTCTCAACCCAGCCGCCTTCCGCACCGCGATGCAGTTCCGGCGCAAGGGGCTGGCCGATCCCATTAAACTCAGGTCATTCCTCGACGATCTCAGCAACTACATGAAAATCTTGCAGGTCGGCAAGCTCGTGGCGGCCGATCTCTTCAAGGACGAGAAGCCGGCGAAGCCATCGTCGAAGAAAAAAGACACCAGCCGCGATCTGACGGAAGCGGCCATCGCTGCGGTCGAGGCCGATCAATCCAACGTCGAGCGCCTGGACGACCATCGCGAGGAAGAGGTCGCCTAGTGCGAGTGCTCGGTATAGACCCCGGCATAAATGGCGGAATCGCAATTATAGAAAGGGGTGCCTTGCGTGGCACCCCTCGCATTTTAGACGCCAGAAATATCCCGACGACGGGCGCCGACGCCAAGCGCCGCGTTGACGCGGTGACATTCCGCGACTGGATATTAAAATACAAACCGGAAGAGGCATTCGTCGAGCGCGCCCAAGCAATGCCGGATCAAGGAAGCTCATCAGGTTTTTTGTACGGTCGCGCGGTCGGATATCTTGAGGCCATCGCACAGTGCTGCGGGTGCAGGCTCACCATCATCGAGACGCGCGCATGGAAGCACCACTTCAAAATATTTGGCTCCGATAAAGAATTGAGCCGCCAGTGCGCGCTCAGTCTATTCATGGAAGCTGAGCCATTTATGAAATGGAAAAAAGATCACGGCATTGCCGAGGCGGTGCTGATCGGATTGTACGGCGTCAAATACATCGACGCGCGAATCACATGAATTGGTCGTGGGGCGATCTGACTGACGGCAGTTACGACTGTCTTGTGATCGATCCTGCTTGGGACTTCAAAAACTATTCGGCGAAGGGCCACCTCAAAGGCGCGCACCATCACTACGAGTGCATGTCGCTCGACGAGATCATGGCGCTGCCGGTCGCGCGTCTCGCTCGCAAGGACTGTCTCTTGCTGATGTGGACGACCGGATGGGCCATCGCCGATGGCACCGCGGCTAACGTAGTCAGGGCGTGGGGCGCCAAGCCAATCACGGAATTGATTTGGCGCAAGATGACGGTGAACGGCAAGCAGCGTTTCGGCCCAGGCTATCGGGCGCGCACGATGCACGAACCTGTTTTGCTGGCGACATTCGGCAAGCCGATCCACAAACCATTCCCCTCGGAATTTATGGGGATAGCTCGCGAGCACTCCCGCAAGCCCGACGAGTTTTACTCTATGGTGCGCGCCCATACGCCAATGCTGCCATGGCGGGCAGATATTTTTAGCCGGGAGACGCGCGATGGATTTGAGGGCTTCGGCGACCAGCACGGCCTCTTCGATGGTGAAAAGAAAACACATCCCCTACGATCTGGTCCGCGCAGAACTGGAGCGGCAGGGCGGCAAGCTGTCTAAGACCGCCCGCGCGCTGGGATGCAGCGTGCCGACCGTCATGCGTGCCCGCAATTACAAAGACGCCCGCAAGACCAAGACGGACTCGCCGGGCCTTCCTGGGCACAAGGGCCGTGGCCGCGATCTCGGGCCGCTGCATCCTGCCGTGCTGGAGGATCGCACGCTATTCCCGACCATGGTCCGCGATGTTGGCGGTGAGCGCCTGTTGAAATCGGGGATTAACAGCGCAAAGATCGGCGGTGAAATTTTCAAGGGTAAATGGAAGGGCTTCAAGGTCTACACGCTCACACTCGAAGAGCGCGCGACGTGTCCGCGCTCGTGCCACCACTGGCAAACCTGCTACGGCAACGGCTCGCCTTACTCGCGCCGGTTCCGGCACGGTCCTGAGTTGGAAGCGCAGCTTGTGGTCGAGATAGATGGCTTGGCGCGGAAGCATCCGCACGGCTTCGCGGTTCGCCTGCATTCTCTTGGGGACTTCTTTTCGGTGCGCTACGTCGCGCTATGGCTCGATCTGGTGATGAAATATCCAGCGCTGCATGTGTTCGGCTACACGGCGCACATCGACACCAAAAACGACGAGATCGCCGCAGTGATCGCGCTCGGCGTCAAGAAATTATGGGAAAGGTTTGCCATCCGGCGTAGTGATGGACCGGGGATCGAGCGCAACACAATCTCGATTGATTGCGCCGGAGACGCGCCGGCCGACGCGGTGATATGCCCGGCGCAACTGCAACAGAGCGAAAGCTGCTCGACCTGTGGCCTGTGCTGGTCAACGGATAGGCGCATCGCGTTCGTCAAACACTAGGGGTAGCGGCTGGATTTTGGCGGGTCGCAGCGCGATAGTCTGCGGCAAGGTAGAGCTTACTAGGTAGGTCTTTAACGTCTTCCCCGCCCTAAAGGGCGGGGATTTCCTCTACAGGTGGGCGACGTTCCGCCCCGACAAAGAGAATGTTTCGAGCCGCGTTCACGTCGCGATCATGCGAGCATCCGCAGTCTGAGCACACCCAATGTCTTTTTCCAAGCTGTGCGATACCTTTAGGGCCGCTGACTGCACCGCAGTCAGAACACGCTTGGGAAGTCCATCGTTCGTCGGCTTCAATAAAACGCGCCCGGTGCCTGCTGGCCTTGTATTCGAGCATGTTCCGCAGCATCGACCAACTTGCATCGAGAACGGATTTAGCCATCCGAGTCTTGGCAAGCTGTGCGGCGCTGACATTGCCGACAGCGATCAATCGGTTTTCGCGAGCTATCTTGGTACTCGCCTTATGGAGTTGATCCTTACGCACATTCGCAATCTTGGCATGGATTGCCTTGACGCGGCGCTTGTTACCCGCGCGCTGTGCGACGGCGAGCACAGCCTCATACTGGCGGTAGTGCTGCAAGGCCGGAATAGTGTCGCCGTTGCTGCACGTTGCAAGTGTCTTCAACCCGAGATCAATCCCGATCTCACCGTTTCCAGTGGGCAAATCGTCGGGGACCTCACATTGGAAACAGACGTACCAACGGCCCCGGGCGTCTTGAGTAAAGCAGCCGGTCTTAATGGCGTCGGGGATATCCCGCGATTTCCAAAAGTGGAATTTACGTTTGAGGTAGACAACGTGCGCGCCATCCAGTTTCACAGCGCGCTTGATAAACGGGAGCCAACCGAGCGCCCGCTTAGCGCCGCCGCTGGCGCGGAAACGCGGAGCATGGCGCGCAGCGTTGCGCGAGATTACGAATTGCTTGCATATCTGACTGACAGTATCGGAGTGCAGCCCAAGGTCCGCCGCGCAGCCCGTGGTCAACTTCACAAGATCGAAGTGCGATGGCCATCGGCGCTTAGGCGCGCCAGCCTTGTAATAGGCTTCAACCTTGCGCTGGATTTCGCAGCAATAATTCCAAACAAAATTGACCGAACGCGAATGGCAGTCGAGATACTTCCCGACAGTCGCGTCCTTGATCCTGTACTTGAAAGTCAAAATCATGCAGACTATCTACTTGGTCTGCGGAGGGATTTCAAGTGGACAAGTCAGAATATCGTAGGGGTAGACATTCCGTCACTAAATTGGTCTGTCACCTTGTATTTGTTACAAAGTATCGTCGGAAACTCCTTGACGATCCGGCAATCGCTTGGCTTAAAGGCCACTTCGGAAAGGTCTGCGAGGCAATGGCTTGCGTGCTTATCGCCTGCGATGGTGAGAAAGATCACATCCACTTGCTTGTTGAATATCCACCCAAGCACTCTGTCTCTGTTTTGGTTAATGCCCTTAAAGGAACATCGTCGCGGCTGCTCAGACTTGAGCGCCGGGATATTGCTGCTCGCTATTGGCGCGGTGTTCTTT